GGGTACAACTTCAACATACTTCGCAAGACGTTCTTGCAGGTGACTGGCAACGAGTACCTGCACCCGATCATGGGTCCGATGGGCTACCCAGTCGAAATCTGGGTGATGCCGTCGCAGTTCGTAAAGATCAAGCCAACCCGTGACGAGCGACTGATTGAGGGCTACGAGTACGGGCAGCAACCGAACAACGCCTTCTTTGCACCAGACGAAGTGCTGCACAATCGCGTGCCTGACCCGAACGATCCGCTGTACGGTCGTGGTTGGGTTGCTGCTGCGTCTGACGCGGCTGGCTTGTTGCAGTCGATGGACGGCTACGAGAAGCACCTGTTCCAGAACCAAGCCCGCCCTGACTGGGGCATTTTCCTGAAAGAAACACTCAACGAGACGCAGTGGAACCGCATGATTGCGTACCTCGATCAGAACCTTCGCGGCAACCACAACAGCGGTCGGCCTTACATCTTTGAGGGTGGATCAGACGCACGACCGTTGCAGTTCAGCCCGCGTGACCTGTCGTTCAGCGAAGGCGAGAACCGCAAGGTCGAAGTAATCGCTGCGGTGTCCGGCGTGCCTGTCACCTTGCTGAAGGCCAACGATCCAAACCTTGCATCGGCACAGGTTGGCTTTGCATCCTACATGCGTGACACCATCCACCCGTATCTGGTTGCTGATGCTGAGTTCTTGAACCAGTCGCTGCTGCCGCTTTTCGGCGGACTGGCTGACGGTCTGTTCTTGGCCTATGACAACCCGGTGCAAGAAGACGAGCAACTGATATCCGGCATCATGCAATCGCAAGTTGCGTCAGGTATCCGAACGATCAATGAAGCACGGTCAGAACTTGGCCTCGATCCAGCAGACGATGGCGACGAACTGCGCGTCAATGGCATACCGCTTGACGTTCTTGGGCAGCCAGCCTTGCCGCCTTTGGGTGCTTTGGCATACGGCAAAGAGGAAGAGGAGAACAGGAAGGCGACCCGCAGCGAAGTCCGCGTTGGCTCATGGGTAGAGTGGAGAACTGCAAAGGGAAAGTATCTAGGCAAGATTCGACGCTTCAAAGAATCTGGCACAGAGCCGGGTACTGTTGGCGACGGTGAAGCCACAGCCGAGGACCCGATTGCCTTTGTGCAGGTTTACATCCGCAACGAGGACGGCACGTTCACACCATCTGATCGTGACGCGCCTGTGCAAGTGTCACGCCTGACACCAACTGACGAACCTGAAATCACCAAGGGCGTCAAGGCAGTTAGCAAGCAAGTGCGTGAGACCCTGAAAGAAAAAGCCAAAGAGCACAACGAAGAAGTGGGCGATGCCAAGAGCAAGCGAACTACGACACGCACGCTCATAGCCGTATTTGAGCGTGGTGTTGGCGCTTATCGGCAAAACCCCGGATCAGTACGTCCTACGGTCTCAGGTGCAGAGCAGTGGGCATACGCTCGCGTCAACGGGTTCTTGCATGCACTCAAGACTGGCAAGTTCAAGCGCAAGCCATACGACACCGATCTGCTGCCCGAAGGACACCCACTGTCAAGCAAGAGCCAAGAAGGAACAAAGGCGGAACTTCCCGACTACAAGGACTACTTCACAACAAGAGAAGAGGCCGAACGTAGAGCAGAGGAACTTGGTTGTGATGGAATACACACTGCACCGGGCGAGCCTTTTGGTCACGATGGTTTGATATATATGCCTTGCTCTTCGCACGATGCGTATATGCAGGACACCAGAGGGAAGGCTGCACTTGAGAACTTCCCTGACGTTTACACCACGCCAGAGGAAGCCGAGAGCCGTGCGTTGGTGCTTGGGTGTGATGGCATTCACGAACACCCCGGCGATGCGTACGGCTATGACGGCGTGATCTACATGCCATGCTTGTCGCACCGTGACTATGAAGCAGCACTAAAAGAACAGCAAAAGAAGTATGAAGACATTGACTTCACACCGCCTGCTGACGTTCAGGAAGAGGCACAGCGTGGCTTGGACTGGCGGGCCGAGCATGGACGCGGCGGCACAGAAGTCGGTGTGGCTCGTGCGCGTGACCTCAGCAACGGCGTGTCTGTATCGCCTGAGACGATCCGCAGAATGGTCAACTTCTTTACACGGCATGAGGTTGACAAAGAAGCAGAAGGCTTTGAGCGTGGCGAGGACGGCTACCCGTCTGCCGGACGAGTTGCTTGGGCGTTGTGGGGAGGCGATGCCGGGCAACGTTGGGCAAACTCGATTCGTGACCGAATGGACGCAGAAGACGAACGCGGAGAAAAGGTAGCGCGGAGAGAAGGAGAGAGCCTAGACAACTGCGTTGCTCGTGGTATCGAGGTGTTGATGTCTGAAGGCTACGAGCGTGACCAAGCGGTTGCGATTGCCTACCGTCAGTGCGGTACAGCAACAAAGCGTGCGGTTGCCTTTTTGACCGGCATGGAGCCGGAAATGCAGAAGAAGGCGTTTGACGGGCCGAGCAAAGAAGACTGGCCTGCGCGCACCAAGGAAGCCCGCAAGGCCATCGAGGACGTTGAAGACTACGACCCCGAACCGGCAAGCGAAGACATTCGTGCGGGCGAACCAGCCAACCCGGCGCGGCGTATTCAGACCAACTTGGTGCGGGTACTCGAAGAGCAGAAGCGTGAGATCATCAACGCCCTGCTAGGTGCGAAGGGTGGCAAGAAGCAGTTTGGGCCACAAGACCTGATGCGGTTGCTGACTGCTCTCGGCGCGTTCGAGGTGCAGTATCAAGAAGCGGTTGCCGGTCCGATGGCTGAGGCGACTGCATCCGGCAGCACCTTCGGCACGAACGAGGTTGGCGTTGCTGGTGCGTTCGATGTGACCAACCCGCGTGTGGCTGAGTTCGCTTCAACGTACGCCCAAGAGTTTGCAAGTGAGGCTTCGGCTGCATCCTTGCGACGGGCGCGGACGGTGATTGCTCGCGGATTGGAGCAAGGCCAAAGCGTGCAGCAGATTGCTGACCAGATCAGCACTGACTATGCGTTCAGCCCTGAGCGGGCAACCGTGGTGGCACGCACCGAGACTGCCCGTGCGTTCGTCGAAGGCGAGCGGCTTGGGTGGGAAGAGTCAGGCGTGGTGCGTGGCAAGCAGTGGCAACTTGCTGCAGGTGCGTGTCCGTTTTGCCAGCAGACCGCAGTCAAAGGCACGGCCAAGGTGTTTGGTTTGAGCGAACCCTTCTGGAAGAACGGTGACACTATCTCGGCTGGAGGCGGAACCTATTCCGTCCGATATGGCGATGTGCAAGGTGCGCCACTTCACCCCAACTGCCGGTGCGACATCCTGCCCGTGCTTGGAGATTCTGACTGATGAATGAACTGAACCCAACCGAATACGGGTTGAAGTCTGACGTGCCAACCGTCTGGCGTGAACTCTCGATTAAGAGCATAGAGATTGACCAGCCCAAGCGAAGCGTGCTGGCGTACATCACTACGGATCGTGTGGACGAAGAAGGCGAGGTGGTCGTGCCGGAGGGCATCGACTTCTCACGCTTCAAGAAGACTGGCACTGTGTTCTATAACCATGACTACGCAGCACCGTGCGGAGTTTGCACAAGCATCAAGCACACCAAGCGTGGAATCATGGCGGTCACACAGTTTCCTGAGCGGCCTGAAGGCTACCAAGGCAAGTGGTTGCCTGACGAGGTGTTTGCCATGTTTGCCTCTGATCCACCAATCGTGAAGGCGTTCAGCATTGGCTTTGCGTACACCCAAGTGCGCCAGCCTACCAAGAAAGACTTTGACCGATACGGTCGTGATGACATCAAGCGAATCGTGAGCAAGTCACGCATGCTGGAATACAGCGTCGCGCCCTTGCCCATGAACGAAGACGCCATCGCCGTACAAGTTACAAAGCAACTCAATGACACCGGCAACGTAGCCGATGTATGTATGTGTTCGCAGGCATCGTGCGAAACCCCTGAGAGCGTCAACTGTCGGCAGGCAGTTGAAGAAGCAGAGCAGGCATCAACGACTCAGCCAGAGCGAAGTTCTATTTATTCTGTTTTAAAGGAAAAAACCATGTCGGAAGATATCCGAAAGAAGATGATGGTTGACCTCAAGCCAGATATGACCATCGCCGAACTCATGGCTGCCATGCAAATGGAAGATGAGGCCGACGCTGTGCGTGCTGACGTAGAGGAAGAGGTCGAAAAGGCCACAACCAAAATGGACAAAGAAGAAGAAGAGGACAAGGCTGCCAAGTCCGCTGTCGCTCTTGTCGCCGATCTTGTCAAGAAGCAAGCAGCAGAAGGCCGCCGTCGTGTTGCCGCTGCCACGCCAATCGTGACTGCACCTGTTCTCAAAGGCAACCTGAAGCACCTGAAAGATGCCGAAACCGCACACGGTCTTGGTCAGTTCTTCTTGGGTTCAATGGGCAACAAGTCCGCTCAACAGTGGGTCTCGGATCGCTACGGTGTCAAGGCACACGGCGAAACCAACAACTCGCTTGGCGGCTTCTTGGTTCCTGACGAACTAGAGCAAGCAATCATTGACCTGCGCGCTCGGTTCGGCAAGTTCCGTGCGAACACCCGCGTCTTGAACATGAGCCGAGACACCCTGCTCATCAACCGAATCGCTGGCGGGCTGACTGCCTCGTTCGTTGGTGAAGGTTCCTCAATCAGCGAGACTGATGCTTCGTTCGACCAAGTATCCTTGGTTGCTCGTAAGGCTGCCACGTTGACCAAGTACAGCCGTGAGTTGGCTGAAGATTCCGTTGTGAATCTCGGCGACTTCTTGGCTGGTGAAGTTGCCCGTGCTTTTGCAAACGCAGAAGACGAAGCAGGCTTCAATGGTGATGGCACTTCAGGCAACGGCGGCATCGTCGGACTCAAGAACGCTGTTGGCTCTGCTGGTCAAAAAACCGGCTCCGGCAACGCTTACTCCGAGTTGACTCTTGCTGACTTGACCGGCACTGTTGGTCTGGCCCCTGAGTTTGTGTTCTCGCAAGGCACACCAAAGTGGTACATGTCCACTCAGTTCTATCACACTGTCGTGCTTGACCTTCTTGCTGACGCTGGCGGCAACACCAATCTCACCCTTGCTGGTGGCGTGGCTGTGCCTTCGTTGTTTGGCTATGAAGTCGTGCTGACTGATGTGATGCCAAAGACTGAAGCCAACTCTCAGATCTGTGCGTACTTTGGCGCACTCGAACTTGGTACAACGATGGGCGACCGTCGGCCAACCGAGATTGCCGTGAGTGAGGATCGCTTCTTCGAGGCCGACCAAATCGGTGTTCGTGGAACGACTCGCTTTGACATCAACTGCCACGATGTTGGCGACAGCAGCACCGCCGGTGCTATCGTTGCCCTCAAGACGGCTGCTTCCTAATTGAAAGGCTGACACACAAATGATCTCCCTTCAAGACATCACTTTCAAACACTTCTCCGAGTCCGATGCTTCGGCAGGAACCAAGGAGATTGACACCCTGAACGCTGACTATCTCGTCATTCAGTTCTTCACCTCTGGTGGTTCTGATGGCGCTATGGCAGCACTGAAGTTGCAAGAGTCCGACGCTTCTGGTTCCGGTCAAGCCGACATCTCCGGCACTGACCTGTCCAGCACCGTCACCTCTCCAAGCAGCGTTGCCGCTGATGATGGCTGTGCTTTGTACTTCGTTGACCTTCGAGGTCGCAAACGCTTCATCACCATCTCGTTCGACGGGCCTGCTTCGTCCAGCAACTATGTTGCAGCGTTTACTCTCAACGATCAGCGACCAATCACCGCTGCTTCTGCCGACTGGCAAGGCCGCGTGATTATCTGATCATTCACAACCCGTGACCTTCCTCTCAAAGGCCCGGCAGTCCATTCGTGGCTGCCGGGCTGAGGGGGGAACAGGAGGCTGCTGATGGCTCTGGCTGACAACGCACTGGTATCTTTGGCCGATGCAAAGGCGTACTTGGGGGTTGGCACATCTGGTGACGATGCCCTGATTGAACGGCTCATCAATGCAGAGTCAAGCCGCATCGAGCGGTACTGTGACCGCAACTTCAGAAAGCAGTCTTACCGTGAGTCGTACAACGGCTCCGGGCAGCGTCGGCTGCGACTTCGCAACTACCCGATCATCGGAATCAGCCGCGTAGCCATTGGCACTAAGATTGCTCTTAGCGTCAGCAGCGATACCGCAACTGATCTGCGTTCAGTTGTGGAAGTGCAAGATGATCGCATCGTGCTGACCCGTCACCAATCCGACGGCACGAAGACATCAACCAACCTTGTCTTCGCGTCTGCCAACAACGACACGGCATCGGGTCTTGTAGATGCCATCAACGCTGTGTCTGGCTTTGACGCAACCCTGTCAACCAACTGCTTGAGCATTGACCTGTTCCGCCAAGGCGGCGTGAACGTCATGCTCTCAACTGCACAGATTGAGTTCCCTGACCGCGACGATATCCCCTACCGCGTGCATGATGATCGTGCCACGCTTGAGTTCGTGGATTCTGCGGACATGCTGTTCTTCGGCAAAGCCACTGACGCAGGTCTGCCATTCCCTCACACCTTCGGTGGCATCCTTGTCGAGTATGACGCAGGCTTTGACGGCCTTAGCGAGATTCCTGCTGACCTTGCACAAGCCTGCATTGAGTTGGTGCAGTTCGCATACAGCAACAAGGGTGAGAACCCGACCATGCAATCTGAGTCAATCGGCTCATACTCGTACACTCGTGCAGCCGACCCAATCCGTTCATCGGAGCGCATTCGGGAATTGCTGGCTCAGTTCATTGATAGGAAGTCATGAGCGTCACGGAACTCATCACCAAGCATGGCGTGTCAATCACCATCCAGACCGCCGGAACTGCAAACGATGCGTCAGGCTTTCCGGTGCTGACGTACTCGGACGGCTCAACCGTCAATGGGTTCATTCAGCCAGCCGGTGCGTCGGAGCCACTGCAAGCCGGCCGTGACGAACTGGTGATCACGCACCGCGTGTACTTTGATGCAGGCGTGACCATCGCACCAACCAACCGGCTGAAGTTCACTGATCCGGCTGACAGCAGCGTACGCTTCTTGGAAGTGGTCGGTGTCATAAAGCCCGGCATGTTTGCTGGTGCTGCGTCATTGGCTCACGTTGTGGTTGACTGTACAGAGGACTCGACGGCGGTAGCATGAGCCACGAATTCAACGTCAACTTGGGCAAGCGTTTGGGTGAGGCAATAGCGGCTGGTGCGGTGTTTGCCGCTGGCACTCTGCTGCAGACAGAGGTCAAGAAGCGCCTGAATTTGAAGTCTTCGCTGCCACCGAATCCACCATCAGTTGCACCTGAAGGACCCTACAGGAGATTTGGAACGCTTGGCCAAAGCATCCAAGTTGACGATCGAAAGAACAATGGGCCGAAGCCTTTAGTTCGTGTTGGTTCTGCATTGCCTTATGCGGCACGACTAGAGTTCGGATTCACGGGAACAGACCGCAAAGGTAGGAGTATCAATCAAGGCGCAAGACCATACATGCGTGACACCTTGGCCAAGAATGTGAAAAACATGCAGAAGGCAGCGCTTCGCGGCGCAAACGATGTCTTCAAAAAGTTCGCCACAAGTGGAGGTCAAGCATGAGCCAAGACGTTGTGAAAGCGTTCTACACGCAACTGATCAGCCAGCCTCTGAAGGTCGATGGTCTCTTTGTCGCCGTAAGTGGACGGATCTACGAACAAGAAGCACCAAGCATGGAAGCCGTGCCGTTGTGCATCTTCCAGTTGATCAGCGCACCGTTTGAGCAGACTTTCAACGGCAGCACCATCAAGGACTATCTGTTCCAAGTCGATATATACAACAGAAAGCAAGACGGAATGGCAGCCCTTGGCGGCATCCAAACCAAATTGTTTACGCTTATGCAAAATAGCACGCCGACTATTGCAAACCACGGTGCTGCTAAAATCGAATGTACCAACGACGGTATCCGCTCAGTGGAGGGCGAGTACCTGAGAGTCATCACTGAATTCAGGCTTCGCACTGGGGCCGTCACCTAAAGGACCAAACATGCCTTCAAACCGTATTACCGGGTCAGACGGTCAATGCACCGTTGCGAGCCACAACATTCTCTTCAACACTTGGTCAGCAACCTTCTCGCAAGTTGTCTCTGATGTCACCGCTTTTGCTGACACCTTTGCACAGAAGCGTGGTGGCCTTATGTCTGGCACATTCTCTGCTTCTGGTATTATGCAAGATAACAGCGGCACGACTGAGCCAATGCCAACGTCAACCGATGTACTTGCCTTCAACGCGGCAGGTGAGGATGTTGAGTTGCAAACAGGATCGACCACCAAGAACCTAAGCATGTGGTCGTTCAAGGCTGTCATTGGCAACGTGTCACCTACCAGCACGCAAGGCGGTGATGCCTCGATCAGTGTTGACGGCGAATCTACTGGTGACATCACCTTAACTTGGGATGAATCCTAAGCATGGCAAAAAAGTCGCCTGATGATTGGGTATCGGTCGTGCAGTTCAGAGGGCTGAAGACCGGCAAGGTCATCACGAGGAAGTGCGGCTGCTCCTCTGAAACACTTGAGGAGGCACAGCGTTGTGCCATCTCGCTCTATCGTTTGACCAACGACATCAACCGTTTGGTCAGTATTGAAACCAAGCGGCGGCGGGACTGGACGGAAACCACAGTCTCGCTGCCGCCACACTTGAGAGGAATGACATGATCAAAGAAGTCACGATTACACTTGACGGGCAAGAGTTCACTGTGCCACGCCTGACGGTTCGCCAGATCCATGAGGTAGGGCAACGCATCTTTGAGGTACGCCGCAAAGAAATGATCAGCGATTGCCAAGCCGTCGGCCTGAATAACGAGCAGACCGTGGCGAAGGTCTCTCAAATGCGTGAGGCTTGGGACCAAGGCACAGAAGTCAAGCGGCAGGCGTACACCGAACTTGGTGCGCGTCTGTTCATAGGTGCAGCCTTGACGGGTGCAAAGCATGAACCTGACGTGCTGGACGCAATCAGCGACCTCGGTGAATTGGCTTCAGCGTCTGCTGAGGTCTGCGGTCTTTGGAATCCGTTTGCAGAAGGCAACGAACAGTCTGAAGAAACTGACCCGGACCTTGAGGAGATCAAACCGGACAATCAAGGCTGACGCCGGGCTTGAGTTGGGTGAAGCGTGATTGGACACGAGAACGTGCATTGCTTGCCCACTTCTTCCCCGGCGTTGGTGAGCCGATAGAACTAACATTGCCTGAGTGGAATGGACTGCTTGGGCAAGTGCAAGAGTTCGTCAAGTTGAGGTGATTTGTGGCTGACATACCTGCTGGCTCTCTAACAGTTAAAGTCGATGCAAACCTCAAGCCATTGAAGGATGGCTTGGACGAAGCCAAGACCAAAGTCGCACAGGCTGACAAAGCGATTGAGCAGACTACACAGAACACGAAGAAGGGATTCTTTGAGGCCGGTGGTCGAGTCCAAGACTTTCAATCCAAGTTATCTGCATCGCTTGGAGTCATTGCGGGCTTTGCCGCAGCAGCCCAATTGATCGGTGGTATTGCTGACGGCTTTGCGGCTGCCAGCGATGCAATCGAAGAATCAAATGGCGGTCTTGATGCGTTGGACAAAGGCACGGCTGCGTTCCTTGAGAAAGTGCCGATCCTCAACAACTTCGCCAACTTTGGCCGCTCGCTCGCCATTGGTCTTGGTCTTGCGACCGACGAAGTTAAAGAGTTGCAAGAAGCCCTTGAGTCAGTCCGCCGGGAGCAAGCACTGTTCACGTCTGCGGTTGGCGGTCAGAACCAGTCACTTGCAAACCAAGCACAGATACAAGAACTGCTTGGCAACACGCTTGAAGCCAACAGACTCAAAGCCGAGCAAGCGTTTCAAGCACAGTTGAAACAAGCCCAAGAGTTGCGAGACGAGGCCAAAAGGTTTGCACTAGAAGAGGGTACTTCAGTCACCGAGGGCCGTGCAGGTGTGGCTTCAAGGCAAGCCGCAGAACTCGAACGTCAAGCAGAGATTATTCGTGATCTGACAATCCAAGCAGCCGAACGGGCAGAACAAGAAGCCAAGGTTGCTGCTGAACAAGCAAAGTCAAAAGAACAAGCAGCAGAAGTGTTGCGTATACAGCAAGAGCAAAAAAGGCTTGAGGATGCCAGATTGCAGAAGCAAGAACAACTTGCACAGGCTGCGTTGGCTTCTGAGGAAGCACAAAACGAGCGGCTAGAGTTGGCAAGGTTGCAACTGCAAATTGCTGAAGCAACGGACGAAAAACGCAAAGAAGAACTGCAAAACTTCTTGGAACTGGTCAAGGCTGAGAACGCATTTGAGAAATCTGTTGAGCGTGTCAATAAGTTGTTTGACCAGCGTGTTGAACTTGCCAAACAAGGCAAAGAGTCTGAAGCCGACGTGGCTCGTTTGGAGCGAGAACGGCAAGCCGCGATTGACAGAGTCAAGCAAGAGTTTGAAGCCAAGGAACAACAGCGAGCCATTGAGAACTTGCGCAAGCGCAAAGAACAGGCTGCCAGCCTTGCTCAAAAGCAAGCCGATGACGCCAAGAAAATTGCAGAGGCCGCAGCCAAAGAACAAGCCGAAGCAGAGAAAGCCGAACGCGAGAAGGCAAGGTTGGCAACTGCTGGCGAGACTGCTATTGGTGCGTTCAAGTTTGCTCTAAGTGGTTTGACCAAAGGTGACGCTGCGGAGAAGAAGGCCGATCAAGAAGCACCAAAGCAGACTGAACTTCTACAAGACGCCGTGAACCTTTTGGATAGGATTGCCCGTGCGGGTGCTTCTGGAGTATTGACATGACCGTGACATCAACAGAACTCGGTGACACTGGCGGCTTGCAGTTCGATGCAGCAGGGCCAACCACAACGACGCAACGCCGCTTTGTTGTGAAGGCTGACTCTGCTGCTGACGAACTGACAACCGATTTGCAAGCGATCCAAGCGACCGGCGTTGGCATCGGTGCGTTTCACCCAGACTACCCAACGCTCGTTTGTGTCAAGATCCGTGGCAAACGTGACGCTGACAACACACTTGTTTGGCGTGTGACTGCGGATTACAGCAGCGACTCTCTGATTGGACCAGACATAGGCCCGGGCCAAGGCTTCAAACAAACTTGGAATCTTGCAGTGCAGGCCAAGTTCAAAGACGCCTTTCGACGACCGCCAACCGCAGGTGAAACAGCACCTGCAAACTTCAGCAACCCTAACGAAGGAGATCCACTTGGTTCTGATATTGGTGGCATTGCCATCGACTCGGGCGGCGATCCGCAAAGCGTTCTAGACACTGAGCCACGGCTTGTGATTGACTTAGAAATAGAAACAAACCCAACGTCAGCCGTGTCTTATTTAAGCGACCTGCTAAGGTATGCAGGTAAGCGAAACTCAAACACATTCCTTGGCGCAAATATCGGGCAGTTGTTGTATCTGGGAGCGAATACTAGGTTCCTTGGAAACACGCAGTTTGGTGCAAAGTATGCAATCCAACACGTTATTGCGTACGACAAGTTCTATCATCGCGTCCAAGTTGCCGACAGAGATACGAACCGCCAAGGTCAATACGTTGTTAGGCTTGGTTCTTCGTTGGACGGTGACGGAGGAGAATTGTATCCGGGTAAGGCTTTCAGGGTTGGCTTTCGTCAGCCATTCCCAGAACTGTTTGACTTCAGAAACTTGAGGATTCGGCTGTGAGCCAGATACCACCGATCACAACAGGGCTTGGCAACTTCACGCCTGAAGTGTGGTCAAGGATGTCAAACTCGATCTACGAAAGCGAGCAGTTCGTTGGTCAAGTCAGTCCGCAACGTGAAGTGCCAAACCCAAACCCTATCACGTTCCCAGCAAAAATTACTGGCTACTTTTTGATCGAGGACTCAAGCAACCCAACCCAAGAACCAACAAACCCTAGTCGGCTGTTTTATTACACATGGGAGGAAGTGTCTATCAACGCGACCCCAACGGGTTTGAGTGCCACAAAGTTCAACGGCTCAAGAGAAAGCGGTAACTCGCCCTCGGATTCCACTTTCATCCCCGGTATCAACGGTGCGGAGATAGGGCAGCCAACAACCCGTCTGAGTTCGCTGCTTGGCGTTAATTTAGACAGGTATCCAGAGAACGTCGCTGTCATGCCATCCATCCACAGAGCAAGCACGGTCAGCACTGCTGCAACGGTTGACACTGCACACAACGACGCACGCGGGCCACTAGTTATGTTGACTCTTTTGCGATGCACGGTTGATACAAACGCAAAGGGCAGTCCTGACCCAGACGATCAGTTCCGTACAATCGCTTTGTTCTATTCGTCAGTCAATGTTGACGGTCCATGTGACGCATGAATCTCAAGGTTCGTTGTTGCTGTGAGGCGCCGAACGTACAGGTGCAGTTCATTGAACTTGAGCCTGTGATTCCTTTGCCTGCAAACGCGCAACTGATTGAAAACGTAACTTGGTGGCTTGATCTGGGCGACGTTGTTGAACTGAACACATTTACAGAGATATACGAAGGTGGGCAGGCTTCAACGTTTGGGGTTCCGATCTTTTATGGCTCCGACTTTGTGGTGGTTCCTAGCAAAGGTGATCCGCAAGTATGGTGGGACGATGGCGACATCACTGGTCAAACCAACTTAGCAAACCTCTTTTCATTGAGGCATCGAGGGTGGAAGAAGAAAGAACCGCCACGGCAAGTATCGTTTGAGCAACTTGCAGACATAGGCGGCACGCGAATCGTCTGGCAGAAGCCTGCTGGCGTAGCCGATGACCAGATTGATCAACTGGAAGGTGACGGCATTTTCTTTGCTGCTGCACAGTTGTTTGATCAGAACCCGGCTCTTGTGACTTCAAGAACATCAACTGATTTTGGCGGTGACACTGTCGGCTATACAGTGGGCTACAACCCTAAAAAAGAGTGCGTGAAGCCAGAGCAAGGCAGGTACTACGGAACCGAGAGTCACCCCAAGTTGCTATTCGACTTCACTGCACAATTTCCAGACCAAATCACGCTTGAATACAAATTTCCAAGCCTTGACGATGGCAACGATGTGACTGTGACTCGAACTTACTCCAAGTTTGTACTTGGTGGTGAAACGTCACCAACAACTGAATTCTTAGACCTAGACCAGTTTGGTCAAGGTGTGTCTGTGGTCACTGGTTTTGATGACGAAGACCCAGAAAGTTCAAATAACATAAAGTTCGGATATCGAAACGATAACGAAAACTATGTGATTTGGTCAGGTGGGAATCGAGTTGCTTTGATCCCTTCAATACCTTTCTTCTGGGTTTCTGCGGGGAGGTCAAGTATTGACATTTTTTTCAGTTGCAAGATCGGTGAAGGTTCTTCGGGCATGAACGCCGTGCGTGATGGGTTCAACACGACAACTCAAAAGTTAGTTGCTGGCGATAAGTTGCAAGACATTACCTATTACCCTGAATCAGCAGAACAGACCGGAGAGCAAACACCAAGTTTAAAAATACCCACACAAGGTACGAACCCACTTGAACAACCAAAGCGTTTGTTTCCTGACGCAATACCGTTCCCATTCCGAGCAGGTGATTCACAGTTCGGCTCTGTAATTGAATACCAATGTGCGTCATACAAAGGTGCTGTTGCGATTACTTCTAACTACACGCTCTCTCTGCGTACGGCGTACCCTGTTAGTAGTTTCTTGCCGCAGACGAATTTTGAATTTTTCATGACTACACAGTTTGCAACCAACAATGATGGGCCGTCAGCACCACCGGCGATTCCAACCTTCAATTTTCCTGCTTTTGCTTGGGGTGAAGATCCAACGCAACTACGTCTCGAACCAATGAGCAACCCGTTGAGCGGCCCCAATCACCCTCTGAGTAGATCAAACTTTACAGGCATCATTAGCGGTAGACAATTTCCTCAAATTCCAACTTTCTTTCTCTTTAACACTCCGATCATCACGCTGTCATGACCTGCAAGCATTTGATTGAGTATCGAGGCCACCGCATGTGCGGACTCAATCGGCACGAGCGACCGACCGAAGAAGACTGTACAGCCTGCCAAAAAGCAGGCCGTGATTCCATTGATGGATTCGGCGACCAAGTTGCCCGATATATCAACAAGACACCGCTGCGGCGATTGAAGCCGAAGGGCTGTGGCTGCAAGCAAAGGCAAGAACGGCTCAACGAATTGATGCCAGCGAAGGATTCTGACTGATGGCAACTCTGATCTGGACCGGTGGCGAGTCAGCCACAACCAAGACATTTACAACAGCAGCCAACTGGGGTGGCACGGCTCCATCTAATGATGACACCCTGATCATTAACAGCAGCAGCGACACCATCGGCGGTGCGGCTACTGGTCTCACAGGCATCACGTTTCGAGTGGGCAGCGGGTTCACTGGGACGATTGGCAGCAGTACCACGCACCTTGATCTTGACGGCCCGCTCTGTGAGTTTGCTTCGGGTGGAACGGCGGCATACCTCACCGGCACTTGGACGAACTTTCGCATCACTGGCGGGTCTGCTTCGCCTCTGTTCTTGAACCTCAAGGGCAACGCATCAACCGCGATCACCACACTGCTCGCCAGCCGACTGAGCGGCACGGTGACGGTCGGATCGTCTGCCGCAGTCACCACGGTGCAAATGAACGGCTCGAACGTTGGCACGATTGATCTTGCCAGCAGCATCACCGGGCTTGCCAACATCTCAGTGACCGAAGGCACGATTGCTTGCGCGTCAACGATCAGCGGCACGGCCTCGGTGATTGGCGGCACGTTGCGAACTTCTGGAACGTCTGCTTACCCGACCATTGAGATTGACACCGATGGATCGTGCGACTACCGAAGCAGCGGCACAGTCACCACGCTGAACATCTTTGACGGTGTCTTCACCAGTCGAGACAACGAGACGGCTGGGTTTACGATCACGACCGCCAACAACCACAGCGGTGGACGCTTGCTGCTCGACGGGGCTTTGAACAACGCGACCGTGACCAACCCCATCAGCATGCTTGGTGGTGACGCCTCGTTTGCCGTGGGCAGCACGATCAGTCTTGGCTGAACAGTTCCAACTGATCACCGGGCTTCTGCCCGACAAAGTGCCAATGCAACGCCACCAGCAACTCGCCGTGAGCCATCTGCTGGACTGAATGTTCCAGCAAGGCCATCGCCAGCAAGACCACGCCTTCAGGTTCCCGTCCAGAGCCGTGGCTGCAAACCTGCCACAAGGCCTCTGAGAGGGCTTCTTGCATTCCGGCGACTGCTTGCCCATTGTCTTGCTGCTTGGCTCTTAGAACGCATTCAGCGGCGAAGACGCGGGCATGCCGTGTCAGCCGGTCGTAGGCCGTCCAAGTCTCTGCATTCTCGAATCCCATGAATCCCGCCATACAGGCATCATCGGAAAAAAGTCTGAAAAATGTTGGATAATATCCAATCCCCGGCTTGCATCGTGCCGATGACTGTGTATAATAGGACATCGGGCAATGTCGCCCAGAAAGGAAACAGAAATGGAACACAAAATTATCAACACCGAATCAGGCCGTGACTCACTGCGAAAAAACCATCTGCCAGAGGACGCCCCACAATTTGAGGTCGCCATTGTGCGGTACGAGATTGGCAAAGAGGATCAGCCAGAGGAAATCATGCTCTTCTTCAAGAATGATATTTCTTGCCCCGGAATCGTTTACTCCAACGCATAAGACCACGCACAGCCCTCGGTCGCCCACCCTGCGGGGTGGGCATCCGGCGACTCTGCCGCTTTGAAAGGAACTGATATGAAAGTATTCACAGACTTGGAAAACACCACACCCGATGAAGTCTTTGAGGTTGTGCAGCAGTGCATCACCGCAGCCGCATCATGGCATGTCCGGCAGAATTCTTCTGACCCTCAACTTGACTTGCTCGGGTTGAACGAACTTCTGCACTTTGCAGGTAACAAAGGCTACGACGCACCTTCTCCGTGTTTCGATGAACCAGAAGAGGTGACGGAATGATCACCACACTGATTGCAACCGTAGCCCTGAGCATCGACATGACACCGCTGGAGCGTGCCATCTGGAAGGTCGAAACCAACTGCCGCACCGGCGAAATCTGGGGCGACAACCATACCAGCGCGGGCGCGTTCCAGATCGGCAAGCCGTACTTCACAGACAGCAAAATCAAGGGCAAGTGGCCTGCTGCCGTCTTTGATCTGGACACCAGCGTGCTTTGCTTTCGGGCGTACATGGCTCGCTACGCCAAGCCTCACCGCATCCCTGAAGGCATGACCAAAGCCGAAGCGATGGCTCGCATGCACAACGGCGGCCCTGCTGCCTTGCGTGCCACCGGCAAGAAGAAAGAGAACCTTGACCGCTACTGGTCAAAGGTCAAAAAAGCATTGAAGGAGTTGACCCGATGAATGCACCTCACCGTATCGTGATCGAGAAGTCGGCTGACGAATGGATCGTTCGTGACCGGCTCAATGGTGATGACATCCGTATCGGCAGCGCGCCGAACATCCGAACCGCGTCTGATCTGGCGGCAGACTTTGTGACCGCCTACGAAAACCAAGAGAGGAAGCCAGATGAACAATCTACCTCTGACCATTCAGATCAATGACGAGCGAGCCATTCGCATCGTGATTGATGAAGCCGAGCGCCGTGGCATCAACTACCGTGGCGGGCGACAGATTGCAGCAGCGATCATCAAAGAGTGGGCCGCACTTCAAGGCGGCTCGAAGTCCGAATTCAACATAATCACAAAGGAGGCGTAAGCCATGACATCTGAGAGGAAGGCCAGCGTGTGGACGGCTCTGAAGACCGCACAACAATCACTTGATGCCGTGGGAAAAGGTTCAAAAAACCAGTTTCACGGATACAACTACACCAGTGCCGAAGACATGCTCAAGGCTTGCCGCAAGGCTTTGCATGACGCAGGGCTTGTGGCCTACCGCCGGTCGTGGTCAATCGAGCAAACCGACTTGGGTTGCATTGTCAAGAATCACTTCTGCGTTGCGCTGGCGACGGATGACCAAGCAGAAGAAGACTGCCTTTGTGCAGAGGTCACATATCCTGCAATCCCCGGCAACGGTCGCCCGCTTGACAAGGCCGTGAGTGCCGCACTGACCACAGCGTTCTCGTACTGGCTGCGTGACATCCTGATGCTGCCACGGGTTGACGGTCTTGAAGTGGACACCCGCGACGATTCAACGTACAACCACGACGAGCAAGAAGCCGTCGGCCTTGCGGTTGAGATTGAAGACCGGGCAACCGATGAACAGATGCAGAAGTTGCTTGACGCCTTGCCCAAATACAAGGCCAGCAAGTTGGAAGAAGTTCCTGTAGTCACCCTGAAAGCGTGGCTCAAAAGAGTGAAGGAAACAGCATGAAGCAATACAACAAAGTTGGCAATGGTGCGTTGCACAACAACGGTGAGGTCAAAGGCAATCAGCCCCCGTATGGTGGTCCGATTGAGATTGATGGACGCAAGTTGAGAATGTCAGCATGGGTGAAAGAGAAAAACGGCAAGCGATACTTCAGCATTGAGGTGACTGAGGTTATCGAGTTGGACGATGAGCCAAAGGCTGCGTTCGGCAACACTCGCCCGGCGATAGACGATAGTGAGATTCCGTTCTAATAAGTACAGACAGAGGCCACCGCACCGGGCGGTGGTCTTGAACGTAAACAAAACCAGAGAGGAAATTGAATGAACTTTTGGACGAAAGAATCTGGTGATCCTAAAGACGATCACCACGAAGATGAACAAATCACGCCAGCAGGCGAGGTCGTCATCAGGCGAAGAGAGTGCCTGCATGACTGGCAAGAGATAAGCGACACCACTTGCTTATGCCGACTCTGCGGCGAAGCAAAACGGTGGGAAGACATGCCCGCCAGCAACGATACTGTGATGATGGAGGCGTACGGCATCACGTTTATGGTTCCCATGGACTGCTTGCCCAAATCATTTCAGAGAACGATTGAAATACAACGAATCTATAAGGAAGGAAACTAGACCATGACAACCATTCACATTGAAGCCGTTGACCTGCTGGCTATTGCAGGCAAGTGCAAAGAGATCAAAGAGACTGCCGTGGAACTAAAACACACCGGGCATGATCAAGACTTGCTGCAAATCGAGCAGCACCTTGAGGCCATCATTGACACCGTGATCGAAGCAGCCAAGGCCGAGTTCGGAAAGGTGGAAGCATGACGCCAGCACGCATAGACCATCTGCGAGACGTGACCAAGCGCATCTTGATAACAAGCCAATGCCTTAACGACCTAAGCCAAAACCTGATGGCGGAGCAACCGACTGATCAGGAACTCAACACGCTTGATCAGTTCATCATTCGGATGCAAGGTCAGATGATCGAACTGGACGATGCAGCCCAAAGCCTACAGGGGGACTTGGTATGAACTTCGCATTCGTCAAGTGGTATCCCGGTGCGTTCATGGCTGGGACTGCTCACCTGTCCAATGAAGAGGTGGGCGCGTATATCCGCCTTCTCTGCTGGCAGGCTCAGTCCGGCGAACTGCCCAACGACTTTGACCGCCT